CCCCAGGGCCGTCAGCGCGGTGGGCCAGGGCGTATTGTCGTCCAGGTACAGCGCGGGCGCGTAGTATGGGCAGGAGCCGCTGTGCGGGCAGCCGTCGGTGCAGCGGGCGGGGCTGCCCGCGGGGGCATTCTCCTCCCGGAAATAGCGCAGGTCGCCAAAGCTGGAGACCGTTCTGCACCGGCTGCCCAGCAGCCAGGAAAGGATATCCATATCGTGGCAGCATTTTGCCAGGATCATGGGGCTGGAATCCGCCGTCTTATGCCAGTTGCCGCGTACATAGCTGTGCGCGTAGTGCCAGTAGGCCACGTTCTCGGTATGGGTGACGTGCACCACGTCGCCGATGACGCCGGAGTCGATCAGCTCCTTGAGCTTGCGGTAGAATTTGGTATAGCGCATCACATGGCAGACCATGATCTGCGTGCCCTTTTCCATCATCAGCGGAACATTCCTGCCCTGCGGCACAAAAGCACTGCCATCGGGGCGGATAACCATCTCTCGATAGATTTCTCCCGGCTGATCGTTGACCACTCCAAGCGTATCCGCCTGCAGGCCTTCGGATCCCTGTGCGAATTTCGGTACCTGCCACTTCGCGAACGACTTGCTGCTGCCGACTTTTCCGAGAATCCAGTTTACACCGCTGATCACGCCGTTGACCGCACTGCCGATCGGGGAAATGATGGCATTTGCCACGCCGGACATCGTGCTCTTCAGGGAATTTTTCAAATTTCTGAAACAACCAAGGATATTATCACTGATCGTTCCGAACGCCCGCGATGCACTACTTTTCAGGTCAGACCAGGTATTTTTCAGGCTGCTGCCAATCTGAGACCAGGTGGAAGTCGTATTTCCGTGCAGGTTTGTCCACTTCTGAGCCACTGTACTGCGGATATTCTCGAATTTTGACGACGCATCCGAGCGGATCCCAGACCATTTCTGGGCAAGGCTGGTCTTCGTGTTATTCCAGCTTGTCTCCGTGTTCTGACGTACAGAAGACCATTTATCTGAAATTTTGGAACGGATTTCCTCAAATTTTGTTTTGGCATCATCGCGGAGATTCGCTATTTTCTTCGACGTATCATCGTTGATCTGCTTCCACTTTTTCGAAGTGTCTGTCTGGACTTCACTCCATTTTTTGCTGATGGTGTCCTTGATTTCGGAAAATTTCTGTTTGATATCGGAGATCTTATCCGTAATTCCATTCAGCATTCCTTCGATGAGATATTTTCCCATCTCTGCCATGACTTTGGACGGACTGTGGATTTCAAATACATTTTTGAACCCTTTCATAAACGGATCAAAAATATTTTTCTTGATCCAAGTCCCTATGCCGTCAATTGCATCCAGAATTCCCTTAAAGAATCCCAACACCGCATGACCGCCGCACTCTTTCGTTTTCTGAGCAAAATACTTTTGAGCAGACTTAAATGCCTCGCCGACCAGCCCACCAATCAGAGCTCCAAGCGATCCAAATGCTGCTCCAAATCCGCGTGCAAGTTCGCTGACGATGCCAGACCAGTCAATTGATACAACAAACGTTCTTACGGAATTTCCAAGTTTCCGCCAGTCCGTCTGCTCCAGAACAGCTACAATGGTATTGAGTAAACCTTTTGCAAGATCACCAACCCGTACTCCGTTTCCTGCCCAGTCGAAATCTGTAATTGCGGTATTCAGCCCGCCTGCAAGATCCTGTCCGAAGCCGGTCCACTTGAAGGTCCGCGCTGCTTCACCGATAACTGCAAATACCGCATTCCACTTCTGCGCATACAGATGACCGATTCCCGGCCAGTCTACAGTATCTGCGGCACCGTTCAGCCCATCGCCGATAAATTTTCCGACGGAATCCCATCTGGTGTTATCCAGAAAGGCATTGATACCTCCTACACCGGTATTGACCGCCTCAGCGATCGTTTTTCCGATGTTGGTACCAAGATCTGGTATTTCAACGAAACCGCTGATAAAGGTACCAATGGACTTGCCGACTTTCCGTGACGTGTTCTGGATCGGTCCCCATGGAATCCGATTCAGCGCATCATTCAGTTTTGTACCGACAATCTGTCCGATCTCCGTGAAATCTGCATTTTTCCATGCATCTTTCAGCTTTTTCGCAAAATCAGTGATTTTGCTGTCAAGCGGAACGGACTCGAACATGTCCGCTGGTGTTAAACCACCTCCTGTACTGGTGTCTGCGTTATCATCACTGTCGGAATTGTCATTCAGCTTGTTGATCTGATCGAAACCGAACAGCGTGTTCTGCAGCTTCTTATTTTCTTTGTTGGCTTTCTTCGCGCTGTCTGCGTTGGAGTTTAAGCTCTTGGCATAGTCCTGATTGACTCTTTTTGCTGCTACAAAGCCGGACTGACCAGTCAGTGACGCAAAGAGCTGTCCCAGCGCCGTTACGGCTGCCGTCACTTTCTGAATCAGAAGATTCAGCATCGGTGCTGCTGCATTCAAGATCGGCGCAAAAGCTGTTGCCAGAGCATTCTTTAACTGTGTCAGGGACGACATCAGCATGGAAAGGCTACCGTTGGTACTGTCGCTGTACTGCGCCAGATTGTTCATGCCCTCTGTCAGGACACTGCGCAGACGATTGACCAGTGCGAAGAGGGAACGAATCCCCAGTCCGTACATCAGTAGTCCCTTCGGACCGCCCTGAAATCCGCCAGCTGTATTTCTGGCTCCTCTGCCAAGGCTTAAAAGACCTTTTGCAAACCGCCCGACGGCGGAAATGCCGTTACTGAAACGATGGATCAGAGATGCGGCTGCTCCACCACACTTCTTGATTGCTGTCGCTGCAAGCTTCGCCCCGGATGCTACGCCTTTGAAAAGTTTGGTAGCACCACCCCAGCCTTTTGATACAAAGCTGCCGACTTTTGTCTGGCTGAGAGACTTTTTCATTTCGTTGATAACTGCCTTGACACTGGCTACTGCGCCGCCAGTGCCTTTTTTCACATCTTCACCGGAAGATTCCATGTTCCTGCTCATGGTTTTGTACTTTTCCATCTCACCACGAGTTTTTGCAATCTCTTTTTGGTTCTTGATCCACGCATCGGTTCCGCGATCTACACCGTCTGCTCGAAGTTCCGTCATCTCTGTACGATATTTTCCAAGCTTTTCTGATGTCTGATCCATCTGGTCTGAGAGCTTTCTGGCCGCTTCGGTCGGCTGCCAGTCTTTTCCTCTTTTCTCCAGATCCTCCAACTGCTTTTCCAGATCTTTTACTTTTCTTCTGCTTTCTTCCAGATCATCTTTCACATTTCCAAGTTTCCCCTGCTCTGTGATATAAGTCATAGAAGATCCGCTTTTTCGTCTTGCATCAAGTTCCTTCTGCAGTTCTTCTACACGTTTCTTCTCTGCAAGCATAGCGTCAATCGTTTTCTGATATTTCGGAGTATATTCCTGTGCATCACCGTCGTCTTCCAGTTTTTTCATTTTTTCATGCAGTGTATCCAGTTCCGCCTGCGTTTTTTCAGCGGATTTTCTGAGACTTCGGTACCTGTCCGACTCGCCGCTGCTTTCTCCCATCTGCTGCAATGCCTTTTCTTCCTGCCGCAGTTCATTGAGCTTTTTCCTGGTTTTCTCAATGTTTCTTCGCGTTTCAGCATACTCGTCGGTATACACTTTGATACCGGCAGCTACCTGCGCTTCTTTCACGTAGTTTTTTATCTCAGCATTCATAGCTTTGATGTTTGGAATCGCATGTTTCACGGAATCTGCAATCAATTTTCCGGTATTTTTCCACATACCCATACTGGAAGACTGCTTTTTCAGGCGCTCGGTTTCTTTTGTCATGCTGGCAACTGCTCTTTTTGTTTCAGAGTCAGCCCTTTTGATCTCTTTGACATACTCATCCGCTTGTGCTTCGAGTTTAACCTGCAATTTTGCAAGGTCTTCTGCCATCGTTTTCACCTCCTTCCTCAATCCTTAAAAAGAGAGACGACATCAACTCTCTTCTGTCTGATGCCGTCTCTGGTTGTACCGCGCGGCATCTTCCCGCCGCTTTTCGTAATACTCTTTCAGTTTTTCCTGTTCGAATGCCTGTTTTTCTTCCTCGAACAGTGTCGGATAATACTCCCATGGCTCCGGAAGCGGATCTCCTTTTTGTAACGACACATACCGCGCGGTCAATTCCGCCTGCAGGAAGGACAGCCCCACCTGCTGCCTGAATTTCCGGCGTTCCTTCCGATGGTAACTTGCCATCAGATCCGCAACCTCCAGCGGCGACAGTTCCCAGAAGAGCACCGGGCGGATGCCGCAGTCCAGAGCCTGTTCGTACAGCTCATCCAGATCATCAGAAACAAGCGTTACATCATTTCTTCTGCCTCTTCCAGGCTCTTCATGATACTGTCCGCCTGATCCTGCGGGAAAAAACCGGAAACCACCATCGTCGGCATGACGATCTGGGTGTAGAAGGTGATCTGATCGCCGCCGTCCTCGGTCCATTTGTCATACAATTTCTGGACATCCTCGTATTTCAGCTTATGTGTCCATGGGGCCGCTGCTGCCTGCACTACCGTAATCATGACGGACAGCGGCGGGATATCACCGCCGGCAACCAGATTCATGATATTCATCTTGTATTTGTTCTCCAGAATCTCAATCATCCGCGTATTCAGCTTCAAACTCAGTTTTCTGTCCCCTACTTCCCAGTAGTGAAACGGCCGTCTTTTCGGCTTTTTCTCCTCGATGCTTGTGATTTTGTCGGATTTTTCTTTCTCCTCTACACCGATTTCTTCATCGATGCCGCCAGTATATTCACTCATTTATTTTTCCTCTCTTTCCTTATGTAGGATCTGTCCAAGTAAGATCACTCTGTACCAGCATGGTTAACTCGAACTCGACCACACCATTGACACCGCCACCAGTACGTTTTACGGAAACCTCCGCACTGAAACTGCACTTTGTGCCGTCTACAGCAGTCTCCTGGAAGTCCAGCAGATCCTTGTTCTCCTGCGCAGTTCTCATGAGCCGATACGGAGAAGTAGCTTTTGTATTGTCGTATTTGAACTTATAAGTCATTTCCGGCAGATCGCCGATTCCCTGCTCATATACTTTGTGAGTATCTGTCAGGCAGGTATTGTCCACCTTCTCGGCCTCCACTCCAATCTCCGGAATCTCTTTCAGACCTGGAAGATCTGTGTAGGCACTTTCTGCCGCACCGTGTTTCTTGTATCCTAATTTTGCACCATTTGCTAACATATTTGCTCCTTTCCTAATCCGGCCAGAATACCTGCTCCGACTCCATATCGATAATTCCTTCGTAACGCATCACCTTGTGCTTCATACCGGATGGATCCGGCGTATCCTTACAGAGGATGCGCACAAGACAGAGCTTCGACAGCGCCGCATCTACCTGCATGGCAGCTTCGGAAGTAGACCTGTTGTTCCAGATGTCAACCCGGTACCGAACGTAGGATTTCTCTTCCTTGTCCGTGCGCTCGTAGACCTTGTTATCCTCTTCTGTGTACTGCACCGCAGGCAGTGCCGCCCAGTCCTTCGGGTACTGGTCCGTTACATTCTCAAATACGGCATCCAGCGCCGCATATACCTGATCTTTTACGTTCTTCAAAACTGTTTTCTCAGCTCCTCTCGTATCACCTGCTCAATCTGTTTCTCATTGTTCTTCAGTGCTGGATATAGAAAAGGCTGCGCAGGCTGGCCGGTACACTGATAAAATCGCCCTTCCGGTGTGTCAATGTAAACCCAGCCATATTTTTCCGCGGTTGCCCGATCCACCTCATTCGGGCCGCTGCCTTCGTGGAGCCACCAGGGTGATTGTGTATAAACCGGCGTTGTGTCCGGTGAAATTCCTTCGTGGTTCTCCTGGCCTTTCGGACCGGTGCCAAATTCCACATATGGACCATATTTCTTATCTGTATAACAGATGCCGGTTACATTCCGGCCTTCTGTCTCTACCACGGTGA